TGCTGAACCGCTCTTCCGATCTGTAGACAAACGAAAAAAAACTCCCTAAATGAAAATTTGAATTAAAATAAGGAGGTGAGAATATGGTGAGGCCAAGAGAACCAATAAAGTTGATTCAAGCTAAAGGTAAAAAACATCTTACAAAAGACGAAATTGAAAAAAGAACAAATGAAGAATTAGATGTAAATTTGAAAAACATAAAACCACCAACTTATTTAACAGCTGCAGAAAAAAAGACATTTGAACAAATATCAGAAAAACTTTTATCGGTAGGAATAATGACAGAATTAGATGAAGATTGTTTAGCACGATATATAATAGCAAGGAGATTATATATTGAATATACAAAGACATTAACAACTATGATAAAAAAACATAAAAAAGAAGAAGAGGAAATTGATATTGATGATATAAATAAAATGCAAAATATGCAAGACAAAGTATTTAAACAATGTCAAAGTAGTGCCAGAGACTTAGGATTAACTATAAGCAGTAGATGCAAGTTGATAGTACCTAAGTTAGAAGAAGATGATGACGATGAATTATAACAAACATATACAAGAATATTTAGATATTGTAGATAATGATATAATTCCTGTTTGTAAAGAACAAAAGTTGTTATCGAAATTCATAAAAAATATATTTGAGACAGAAAATCTTATTATAGATGATGAAAAAGTAGAAAAATATTTTTCATATCAGAAATATTTCCCTTTTGATTTATTTCCATGGGAACGATTTTGCTTTGTATTACATAATTGTGTATTTAAAGAAAATGGGTTGCCAAGATTTGCAGATTTATTTATTTTAGTTGGCCGTGGCTCAGGTAAAAATGCTTATTTAGCATATGAGGATTTTTGTTTAGTTACTCAAACAAATGGGATAAAGAATTATGACATAGATATATCAGCAAATAGTGAGGACCAAGCAAAAACTACTTTTATGGATATTTATAATATATTAGAAGATCCTAAGCTAACAAAAAAAATGAAGAAAAATTTTTACTGGAATAAAGAAGAAATTATAAATCTTAAGACTAAAAGCAAAATTAAATTCAGGACTAATAATCCAAAAGGAAAAGATGGATTAAGAAGTGGTAAAGTTGACTTTGATGAGATACATGCTTATCAAAATTGGGAAAATATAAATGTATTTACTACAGGACTAGGGAAAAAAGACCATCCAAGACGAACATATATAACAACTAACGGAGATGTAAGAGATGGGCCATTAGATAATTTATTAGAAAAAGCAATGTTAATCTTAAATGGAGAGGTTGAAGATAATGGATTTTTACCTTTTATTTGTAGATTAGATGATGAAGAAGAGGTTCATGATTCTAATAATTGGGCAAAGGCTAATCCTAGTTTACCTTATAGACCTTCTCTTATGGAACAAATGAAGAAAGAATATGAAGATTATAAGATAAATCCTTATGTAAATAGTGCATTTATGACTAAAAGAATGAATATCCCAAAAGGAAGTAAAGACATAGAAGTTACTACATGGGAAAATATATTAGCAACAAATAAAGAAATACCTAACTTAGAAGGTGCAAGTTGCACTATAGGAATAGATTACACAAAAGTTAATGACATGATGAGTGCAGGATTACTTTTTTTAAAAGGTGGAGTATACTATTGGATAACTCATAGCTGGTTTTGCACTAATTCTAGAGACAAAGATAGGATAAAAGCACCTTTAGAACAATGGGCAAGTCAAGGGCTATTAACAATCATAGATGATATTGAAATTAACCCAGATATGGCTACAGAATGGATACAAGAGCAATTAATTAAGTATAATTTTTTAAAATTAGGAGTAGATAATTTTAGACTTGCATTACTAAGTAAATCTATAAAGAATATTGGAATAGATGCATCTGACAAAGAACAGGTTAAAATAATTAGGCCAAGTGACATTATGAAGATTGTACCAGTAATAGATAGTTTATTTAATAATCATCAAATTGTATGGGGAGATAATCCTCTAATGAGGTGGTTTACAAATAATACAAAGTTAACTGATAAGACTTTAGGAAACTATGTATATGATAAGATAGAGCCTAAAAGCAGAAAAACAGATGGATTTATGGCTTTTGTTCATGCTATGATTGCAGCACAAGATACATTAGAGGATGAGGATAATTCAGAATTATTCTTTATGTCACCATTAGTATTCTAAAAGGAGGTGAGAAAATTGTGAGCATAAAAACATGGTTTAAAGACTTTCTAGGAAATGCTAAAGATGAAAATGGGGAAATAATAGAAAGTGTAATAGAAGAAAAAGTACAGGAAATATATTATAAAGAATTAGCAATACAGACAGCTATAACATATATTGCTAATGCATTAAGCAAATGTGAAATAAAAATATATGAAAATAACAAAGAAGTTAGAAATGACATATACTATACATACAATATATCCCCTAATGTAAATGAAAATAGCAGTCAGCTATTACATAAAGCTATTGAAAAAATGGTATATAATAAAGAAAGTTTATTAGTAGAAGCTACTCCTAATAATTTATATTGTGCAGATAGTTATGTAGTAGATGAATATCCAATCAAAGGCAATTTATATAAAGGAATTTCAATTGGAAATTTACAGTTAAATAAAATTTTTAAAAGTGATGAAGTACTACGATTGCAGCTTAATAATACAAATATAAAAAATTTAATTGACGGATTATATGAACAGTATGGAGAATTAATGAGTTATGCTGCCAAAAATTATAAGAAGTCAAATGGAACAAAATATAAAATGATATTTGAAAATATTAAAGCTGGAGATAAATCTTTTCAAGAAAATTATGAAGAGGTTATAAAAAAACAACTTAAAAGTTTTATGCAAAATGAAGATTCTGTATATTTACAATTTAAAGGATATGATTTGCAAGATATTTCTCCAACAACAAATAAAGATAGTTCTGATTTTAGAAATCTTAGAAAAGAAATGTTTGAAATAGTAGCACAGGCTTTTCAAATACCAGTGAGTTTGATGCTAGGTAATATTACAAATATGAATGAAATAGTAAAAGTATTTCTTACATTTTGTATAGATCCAATAGCAGAAATGCTATCAGAAGAAATTACAAGAAAAACATATCCCGGATATTCAGAGTGGTCAAAAGGGAATTATGTTAAAGTAGACACATCGACTATTAATCATATAGATATACTAGATGTAGCTGAAAAAGCTGATAAATTAATAGCATCTGGAACATGCTGTATTGATGAGGTAAGAGAAATAATAGGATTCGATAAACTTAATACTAAGTTTAGTCAACAACATTTTATAACTAAGAACTATGATACAGCAGAAAATAGACTAATAGGTGACAAATAAAGGAGGTGAATAAAATGAAAAGTAAAAAATATTTTCAACTGACTCAAAATAATAATGAAGTCGATATTCAAATTTATGGAGATATAACATCGTGGGATTGGTTTGAAGGAGAGATATCAAGTTATACATTATCTAAACAAATTGAAGGATTAGACTGTGATAAAATAAATGTCTATATAAATAGTTATGGTGGTGAAGTTAAAGAAGGATTAGCAATATACAACCAACTAAAAAGACATAAAGCAACAGTAAAAACTGTATGTGATGGATTTGCATGTAGTGCTGCTTCAGTTGTATTTATGGCAGGAGATGAAAGAGTAATGTCTACAGCATCATTATTAATGATACATAATGCATGGAGTTGGACAAGTGGAAATGCAAATGAACTAAGAAAACAAGCAGATGATTTAGATAAAATAACTCAGGCCAGTATTAATGCTTATATGCAAGAAGTAAATATAACAGAAGAAGAGTTAAAACAGATGCTTGATAATGAAACTTGGATAACACCACAGGAAGCATTAGAAATGGGATTTTCAACAGCTATTGTAAATGAAAAAGAAGCTGAAGAAGTTAGTCAATCTGTAAAAAAATCATTAATGAAGCTTATATTAAATGCTAAAAAAGATGATGACGATAATAAAGATGGCGATAATGACGACAATAACGATGATAACAATGACGATAATGATAATGACAATAATGATGATAATAATGATAATAACAACGATGATGATGACGATAAGGAACCAAAGGAATCTAAAATAGATTCTTTTTTTAATGTAATAAAAAATTTGAATAATTAGGAGGAAATGAAATGTCAATATTAGGAAATAAGAAATTAAAACAACAAGAAGTTGCATCTAAAATGCAAGCTGCATTAGCTGGAGGGAATGAAGAAGAAATAAAACAAGCATGGGTAGAATTTCAAGAGTCTGTAGTTGATGATATAAAAGCTGACTTTTTGGAATATCAAATAACACAAGATAAATCTATATTAGCTCAAAGAGGATACAGACAATTAACGACAGCAGAAGAAAATTACTATAAGAAATTTATTGAAGCAAGTAAATCTGCAAACCCACAACAAGCATTTGCTGCTTTACCAGGAACACCAGATGGAATTATGCCTGAAACAATAATAGAAGATGTATTTAGAGAGTTAGTTGAAGAACATCCTTTATTAGATAAAATTAATTTTACTTATTGTAAATATCTGACTAAATGGATATTAAATGATCATACAATAGATACAGCAGTGTGGGGTGAATTAAACTCTACAATAACTAAAGAAATAACATCTGCATTTAAAATTGTTGATATAACTCAAAATAAATTAAGTGCATTTGCTGCAATTCCATTAGATATGTTAGATTTAGGTCCAACTTTCTTAGATTCTTACATAAGAACTGTATTAAAAGATGCTTTATTATGTGGATTAGAAAAAGCTATAGTTGCAGGTACTGGTAAAAACCAACCGGTAGGATTATGTAAAAATGTGTCTCATGATGTAACAGTAACAGGTGGAGTTTATCCAGACAAAACTAAAGTAGCTTTAACATCATTTATGCCTAAGGAATATGGAGCAGTATTAGCAAAATTATCTAAAACAGAGAAATGGACAGATAGTGCTGGTAAAGTACATGGAGGAAGAACTAGAAAATTTAGTTCAGTTTTATTTATATGTAATCAAACTGATTATCTAACAAAGGTTATGCCAGCATCTACAGTATTAACTGTTAATGGAACATTTGCACAAAATGTATTCCCATTTCCTACTGAAACAGTTGTTTCTAATGAATTAGCTGATAATACTGCCATATTATGTTTACCTGCTGAATATTTCATGGCAATAGGTGGAGCTAAAGAAGGTATAATAACTTACTCAGATGATTATAAATTCTTAGAAGATTTAAGATATTATAAAATAAAAACTTATGGTGCTGGAAAAGCAAACGATGATACAGTAGCATTATTCTTAGATATAACTAACTTAGAAGAAGCTTATGTATATACTAAGGTAAATGGTAGTGTAGAAAGTACAGTAAATGGTACTGTTAATACAAAAGCAGAATCTTAAAATAGAAAATAAGGGCTAGAATTTCTAGTCCTTATTTTATTGGAGGAAAATATGGATTTACTTCAAATATTAAAAGAAAAATTAAATATTACATGGACAGAGGAAGAAACAGAAAATCGTCTACAAACAATTTTAAAAGATGCTGTATCCACTTTAGATTATAAATTAGGAGCAGATGTAGATTATTCTGAGGGTATGGAAAGAAATTTATTACTTAATTATTGCATGTATGCATGGAATAACTGTGAAAATGAATTTGACGATAATTATTTTAACAACATTATGCAGCTAAGACAAAAGTATGAGGTGGAAAAAATGAAAAATGAAAGCAATTAATTATAATGATGGTTATATAAGGATTTATAAAGAAAAAAACAAAGAAAGTGATTTCGGAGCTAGGGAGAATATAAAATCTATTGACGATTTGGAATTTATAGTTAAATTAGCATATAAAGAGTGCAGTAAAAGGCAACAAGATTTAGATTTTGCAGAAGCTAGAAATAGATCCTTAAGTTTGAAAATAAAAACAAGGTTTTATAAAAATATATCTAACTATGATAAGGTTGTTATAAAAAATATTCTTTACGATATTGTGTACTTTGATATAGATAGAGAAAAGCAAGAAATTTACTTCTATTTGGAAGAGGTGAGAGAAATTGCTTAATGACATAAAACAAGCATTAGAAAAATTAGGATATAAAGCTTATTATGGACGTTCACTGGCAAAACCAAATGATGATTGGAATTATTTTGTCTTTAATAAAAGTAGAACATCTAGATCAGGAACAAATAGAATGGATTATAACAAATATTATCAGGTACATTTTATTTGTGAAAATTATATAGAAGAAGATTTTGAATTTAAAATAATAAAACAAGTAACAAAAGATACAAAATTAAAATTAGCTGATACAGAAATTGTATTTAATTATACAACAAAAAATAATACTGATAGAGTAGTTGAAATTTGCACAATAGAATTTACAAAAGCTAAAAAAGGTTGTGAATTATAATGGCAGGGATAAATTTTTCATTAGAGTATGAAGACGTACAGAAAATACAACAAGCTATAGGAAATTATGAAGATAAAGCTGAAGATGTAATAAATAAATACATGCATGGAGAAGGAAAAGACAAGTTAATGAAATCTATACATAATTGTATACCTGTATCTGATAGGAATAAAAAGCATGCAAGAGATGCAGATTCATTAACGAGTAAAAATTTCAATTTAGGAATAAGAATTACAACAAAACAAAAATATAATTACTTAGTATTCCCTATGACAGCCAGTGGTACAAGTCAAGGTAAAAGTGAAAAGCCATTTATGGAAGAGGGGGTTAAAAAAGTAAAAGATAATGTTGTAAATGAAATTTTAGATAAATTAAGAGAGGTGAATATATAGATGTCAACTTATAATCAATCATATTCTGATTACGAATTAAAAGAAGCTACAGTTAAATTTGAGGGTGAAAATGAAATAGCATCATCAAAAGTAGGATGTGTAGGTTCCCTTGAAGAAACAATGGATACTAGAACTGTTATAAAGAAATGTGAAGGAATAGTAGTAAAGAGTGTTACAAAAGGAACTGGTTCAGGAAGTTTAAAATTAAGCTTACATATGATGTGGCCAGTATATGTTAAAGCATTTGGAATGGATTTTAGTAATCAATTAGCACCAGGAGTATATGCATATGGTAAGAATAGTAAGCACAGAAGATTTTTACTAACAGGAAAAGTATTAGATGAAGATGATAATGAAAAGCTTGTAGCATACCCACAATGTTCGATATCGTCTGGGAAAGCAAGAAAGATAACAAATGGATCTGAAGAAGTAGCAGAAATGGAAGTAGATGTAGCAGTATTCCCAGATGAAAATGGTCAAGGGGTTTATGAATGTATGGTAGCTGAACTAGAAGAAGGTTCAGAAATTGCTACAAAATGGCTAACTGCATTTACTCCAGATTTAATTAAAAAAACTGCTTAAGAATAACTTAGAAAGTGAGTAAAAAAAATGAAATGTACATTTAAGGAATTAACATTAGAAAATGGAGAGGTTATAAAATTAACTCTAAATTTTGCTAGATTATTGCAGCTAAAGAATAAAAGAAAAAAAGAATATGAAGAATATAATGATATATATGTAAAAGAAGATAAAGATGCGACCTTTAGTTCGATCACGATTTTATATACAGCATATTTATGCGCTAATATAGAACAAGATGATAATACTTTAATGACTAAAGAAGAATTTATGGAAAATATACCACAAAGTTTTGTACTTATAAATAACTTAGCTAATGAATTAGCGAATCCAAAGCAAAAAAAAATTTCAGGAGCGCCTTTACCCAAGCAACAAAGAAGATAACAGGGGCTACAAAAATAAGAATACCTAAATTTAAATTAGAGGACATAGAGGATTATTATACCTACTATGTCCTTGTCTTAGGTATAAGTGAAGATTTATTTTGGAATATAGATATATCTTCCTTAGAAGGCATAGTTGCTAATAAAGTAGCATATGACAACTACATTAATTATGTAAAACAAAGGGAGATAGAAAGGAGGGGAAGATAAATGGCAAATAAAACACAGGCACAAATAGAATTTAAAGCTGTAACTTCAGAATTCCGTTCTGGAATAAGAGATATAAGTAAAGATATGACTACTTTCTCAAATGAATTAAGATTAAATGCGACTCAATTAAAAGGTAATTCAGATGATATAAATCTTTTAGAACAAAGACAAAATATATTACAACAACAATATGCAGCATCAAGCCAAAAGGTAGAATTATTAAATCAATCATTAGAACAGGCGAAAAATATACTTGGAGAAAACTCCAATGAATACAGAAATCTTAATAATGAGTTACTTAGAGCACAAACTCAACAACAAGCTATACAAAATGAAATAAATCAAACATCACAAAGACTTAATGATTTAAGAAGTGCAAGTCAAGAAGCTGGACAAGAAATAGGACAGTTAGGAAATGATACAAATTCATTATCTAGATTAACTACAGAAATAGATCAGCAACAACAAGAGTTAAATAGACTAAAAGAAGAATATAAAAATGTAGTATTAGAGCAAGGACAAAGTTCAAATGAAGCTCAGCAATTAGCAAGTAGAATAGGACAGTTATCTAATGATTTAAGGGAAAACCAAAATAGATTGCATGAAGTTAGTAGTGCTGCTGATGAATTAGATAACAGTTTAAATGATGCTGCAGATGGAGCACAAGAAGCTGGAAATGCACTAGAAGATGCATTAGCTATAGAAGGTGTAGACGAGTTAACAGATGCATTTAGTGGAATAGCAGACAGTGTAAAAGAATTTGGATTAGAAGGACAAAGTTCGCTTAATCAATTGCAAGCACAATTAGGGCTTACAAACGATGAAATGGGCGAATTTGAAGGAATAATAAATGAAATTTATGCAGATAATTTTGGAGAATCACTATCAGATATAGGCGAGAATATGGCATTGGTACATCAAAACACAGGTTTAGCAGGAGAGGCGCTAAAACAATGTACAGAAGATGCATATCTTTTAAGTGATGTTTATGAAATTGACATAGCTGATAGTACAAAAGCAGCAGATGCATTAATGCAGAAGTTTGGACTTACAGCAGATGAAGCATATAATCTTATAGCACAGGGAGCAGAAAGCGGACTTAATAAAAATGATGATTTAATTGATGTAATTACGGAATATTCTCCTTCTTTTGCTAATGCAGGATATTCAGCTGAGGACATGTTTAATGCTCTTGCAAATGGGGCAGAGACAGGGGCATTTAGTGTAGACAGTTTAGGTGATGCATTTAAAGAAATGAATATAAGAATTATGGACGGTTCAGCCGATGATTATTTAAAAAAGTTAGGGTTTAATGCTGATGAGTTTCGTGAAAAATATGCAAAAGGTGGAGATAGTGCTAAACAAGTCACACAGGAAATGATAGAGCGTTTAAGCAAAATGAAGGATAAGCAAGAACAATATAATGTAGGTGTTGGTATATTCGGAACAATGTACGAAGATAATGCTGCAGAAGCTATATTTGCGTTAGGAGATCTTAATGGAGAGATAGATAATTCTAGAGACAAATTAGGTGAAATGAACAAAGTCAAATATAATGACTTAGGAAGTGCACTTGAAGGAACGAAAAGAATATTACTTACAAACTTACAACCTGCGATAAGTGCAGTAACAAGTGGAATAACAACATTATTACAAAGTTTTGCTAATATGCCTAAACCTGTGCAACTGGTAATAACTGCTGTAGTAGCATTAGGAACGGCTTTTGTAGGAATAACAACAGTTATAGGAATGGTTTCATCTGTAGCTGGAATATTTACATCGGGGTGGAGTGTTCTCACCGGGGTATTTGCAGCAGTTAAGACGGGAGTAATTGCAGCAACAGGTGCTATTGGAGCAATAAGTGCACCAGTTTTAATAGCAATAGGAGTTATAACAGCATTAGTTGCTATTGGTGTACTACTGTATCAAAATTGGGACACAGTAAAAGCAAAAGCAACAGAGGTTTGGAATGCAGTAAAAGACACTATATCTAATGTGTGGGAAGGAATTAAGAATGTATTTAGTACAGTATTAAGTGCTATACAAACAGCTATACAAATGTATTTTGATATGTATAAGACAATAATAGTTACTATTATAACTGCAATAAAGACAGTAGTAACAACAGGTTGGAACGGAATAAAAGCAGTATTTACTACAGTTTTAAATGCAATTAAGTCAGTAGTATCAAATGCATTTAATGGTATTAAATCTACTATTACAACGATATTAAATGCAGCTAGATCAGTTGTATCTAATGTTTGGAATGGAATAAAAAGTGTTGTAAGTAATGTATGTAGCGGTATATCAAGCACTGTATCAAATAAATTTAATTCAATTAAAAGTACTATATCTAATATAATGAATAGCGCTAAAAGTATAATGAGTAATATTTGGAATGGAATAAAGTCTACTGTAAGTAACGTTTGTGGAGGTATTACAAGTATAGTTTCTAATAAATTTAATGCAGTGAAAAATACAATATCTAATGTAATGAATAGTGCTAAAAATGTAGTATCAAATGGCATTAGTAAAATAAAAGGATTTTTCTCAAATTGTCACTTAAGTTTCCCTAAAATAAAGCTACCTCATTTTTCAATTAGTGGAAAGCTTAGTGTAAATCCTCCAAGTGTACCTAAAATAAGTGTTTCTTGGTATAAGCAAGGTGGTATTATGACACAGCCAACGATTTTTGGAGCTAGAAATAATACTCTATTAGCAGGAGGAGAAGCAGGAGCAGAAGCAATTTTACCACTAGATAATTTTTATAATTATTTAGATTCAAAATTAGATAAATTTATTAGTGAAGATAATACAGCAAGTGAAGTTAGAAGGTTATCAAATATAGTTTCAAGTTTAGAACTTAAATTAGATATAGATGGTAGAGAATTTACTAGAACTGCAGTAGCACCAAATCAAAATGAACTAGATGATTATAATACAACTAGAAATATGAAATTAAAATACTAAATAAAAAGGAGGGGTAAAATGGAAAAGAAATTAATATTTAATAATATTCACTCAGAAGAGTTGGGAATAATAGTTGTTGAAGGCCCTCCAGAAATATTAGCTCAAGAAGAGTATGAAGAAATAGATATAGAAGGGAGAAATGGAACACTTACTATAAATAAAGGTACATTTCCCAATATAGAAAAGAGCTTTATTTTAACTACTATAAATTTAGATCAAGACATAAATCTAATCATAGAAAAAATAAAAACATGGTTATTTAATATAAAAGATAATAAATTATTATATGCTATTCAAAATAGATATAATATTGTAAAAAAAATTGTTATAGAAGAGGATATAAAAACTACCTTTGAAGAATACGGAGATTTTAAAGTAAAATTTGTTTGTGAGCCATTTTACTATGATTTGCTAGAAAAAAATATAACAGTAACACAAAAACAAACAATTATCTCAAATAATGGTGATTTTGCAAGTAGTCCAAGAATAATTATATATGGAACAGGAGATTTACAAATAACGATTAATGATACTACTGTACAGATTAATAATGTTGATGAAAGTGTTTTGCTAGATAGCAAACTTTTTTTATGCCTAGATAAAGATAATAATAATAAAAGTATAGATATGATAGGAAATTTCCCTTTGCTAGATAAGGGGAAAAATACTATAACATGGACAGGAAATATAACTAAATTAGAAATTAGTCCAAGAATTATTTATAGATAGGAGGGAGTATTATGAATAAAACAGTAAAAATATGTATTTTCAATAAAAATACTCCTAAGGAAACGGTAATTTTAAGTAATGGTGATGCAATACTTGATAATATTTGTACAAGTTGTAAAGTTACAGAAAATTTAGATGGGACATATGAATTAGATGCAGAGTTTATAATCGATAATGATGGATTATGGGAATATATACAAGAAGAAGCAATATTAAAAGTAAAAATTGATTATGGTGATGAATATTTCAGGATTATAAAGCCAAGAAAAACTCGAAATAAAATAATTATATATGCTGTACAAGTTACAATATATGAAACTATTCATTTGTGGATTAATGATGTGAGGCCTACTGGATTAAATGGAACAGCAGCAATAAATTGGATATTAGATGGAGCAGTAGGAGTTAAAGAATTAGAAGTATATTCTAATATATCTGCATCTAGTACTGCTTACTATGAAAATATGAATATGTATAAAGCTATACATGATTGCGACCAATCGTTTCTTAATCGCTGGGGCGGAGAAATACAAAGAAGAGGATATCTTCTGAGGGTAATTGATAAAGTAGGCAAAGACAGAGGAGTGCAAATAAGATCATGTAAAAATTTAAGAGGATTTGAAGCAAATACAGATATAGATAGTATTACAACTAGAATTAAACCAAAAGGTTATGATGGAATAACGATTGATGGTTTTATAGATAGCCCTATAATAAATAATTATGCTAGAGTTTATACTAAAGAATTTATTTATAGTGATATAAAAGTAAAATCTTCAGAGGATGAGACAGAAGGATTTAGTACACTAGAAGAAGCTCAGGCTGAACTAGAAAGGTTAGCAAAATTAGAATATACAGAAAATAAAGTAGATATTATAAATGCTGATTATACTATAGATTTTGTAGATTTAAGCCAAACTGAAGAATATAAAGATTATATAAAAGCAGAAAGGGTTTATATAGGGGATGAAGTTACAGTTTTTGAGAGTAAATTAAATATAAATGTAGTTGTAAGAGCAATAGAAAGAAAATTTAACATTTTAACACAAAAAGTGGAAGAAATAAAACTATCAAATGGGGATATAAGTAGAAAATCTATAAATGATGTAATGATTGATATATCAAAAGATATAGAAAAAAATGATAATTCAATCGAAAAATGGATACAGAGTTTCATAAATGCTGGGATAAAAGACAGTTATGTATTTTACAATAATGAAGAATTAGTTGTATGTGATAGTCCTACTATAGAAGAAGCTATACATGTATGGAGATTTAATAAAAATGGATTAGCACATAGCGCAAATGGATATCAAGGACCTTATGATGTAGCGTTAACAGCAAATGGGCAAATAAATGCAAATATGATTTTAGCAGGTACATTGAAAGGACAGTATATAGATGCTAAAAATTTGATAGTGAAAGATGCAGATGGAAATATAACTCTATCTATAGATAGTAAAGGAAATGTAAATATTCGAGCAACAGATTTTACTTTAGAAGGTAAAACTATTGATTCTTGCATTTTAGATAAAATGCTAGAAGATGGCAAGCTAACACCCTCTGAAAAAAGGCAACTTCAAATAACATTGGAAGACATAGCAGATGAATACATTGAAATTGGAGCGACTGCTTCAAAATATGAAATAAATTATAATGATTTTAAATCCCAATATGAGACTTTACGTGATTATTTAATTATTAATTGCAAAATAAATGACATAACAACTATAACGGATGTTTCTAAAGATACTCTAAAATCTTATTTTGAGGATTACTATCTAGGAAGAGCAAATATAAATAACTCAATAAATAATGCAATAAATACAAATATAGATAAAAAATTAAATAACAATTCAGAAGAAGTATTTAATGCACTTACAAATAATGGAAAGAAACAAGGATTATATTCAAAGGATGGTAATTTCTATTTCAATGGGGAGTATATAAATGCTAAAAATCTAAAAGTAGTAGATTCAAACGGAAATGCAACTTTTTATATAAATTCGGATGGAATTGTAGAAATAATACAAGGACTTATAGACATAGGAGATGAGGGGATAAGAATTAACCTTCAAGACAATGAAGATAATATAGTAGGTTATGTTGTATATGACGGTCAAGGAGTTCAAATATTTACAAATGATGATGAGCCAATAAGTTCATTCCATAGAGAGGGCTCATATGCTGAAAAGTTTGTTGTAGATAGATTATATTGCCCAGCGGTGGTTCAAGTCGCTGACCTAAATGGGTGTCCATCAGACTGGTATGTAGGGAAAACAGCTACAGGAGATAAAACAGGAAGAGACCAAAATAACAAGGCTGACTCACTTAGTACAGTTTTAAGAAATGTAAAAAATTATGGAACAAAATTTGATGCTAAACTTACAATTCATGTAGAAGATGGATGTGTAATAAATGAAAAGGGCTTAGTCCTACAGGACTGCATGGGTACAGTATTTAGAATAGAACTTGGGGCAAATGTGGTTATAAATTGTGAATACTTTAATATAGAGGACTTATCTAGTAGAATATTTATAGAGTATGTATCTGATAAAAGACTTGTTGGAGGGGACATAACTCAATCTGTTTATAATAAATACCCAATTATTAACTCCACTTCAGATGATTCAGTAATAAGTGTTCGCCATGTGGATTATATAGAAGTAAGAGGTGTAAGATTTGAGGGAGTTGAGGGAGCTACTGGTATTAAAGCATTAGCAGGAACAAATTTAGTTGTTGATGATTGTGATTTCTTTGGAGTAGACCAATGTCTAAAAGCAGATGGTAGCTCAAATGTGTCCCTTGGGTGGTGTTCAGGTAATGTTGATAAATTAGCATCAATTTATAATGGTTCAATTTTGACTACAAGCAGAAGAATACCAAAATATTCAAGTGAAGAAATGGTTTATGTTGCAGAAAATGCGATATTTATTAAAAGTCAATATTCTTATGTTCAATATGATACATTGCATAGTTCAAGTGGCTCATCACCAGGAGGAACAGGAGGAAATGGAACTAATTTAAATGATGTATTTTCAATACCGACTTCAAACCTTTACACAATGGTTGAGGGCACAGGTAAAGTCACCTCAGCTCGTAAAGGATATACAGGTCAGGGTAAATATAAGACTCTTAAAGCTCATAGGGGTTATATAAAATTGCCGATAGCTAGTATACAGTCAGTTATGGCGAATAAAAAATCTTATACATTAAAATTAAAATTAACAAGACTTAATACAGAGCATGGATATAACTCAAAAACTCCGCATCCAATATTTAGAGCAACAGGAGGTTCAGCAGGTGCAACTGATTATTGGGACTCAAATGTTAGATTTGCAAGGGGAGAAACCCAAACTCTTACTTTGCCAACGAGCATAGTACAGGCAATAGAAAAAGGAGCAGATACATTGGAGTTATGGGCCTCAAGTAACCAAGTACAGCAATATGCCTTCTTTGGAGACATAGTATTAACTGTAGAAGGGGAAAATACATCACAAGGAGGTACTGATAAACCAGGTACTGATGTAGGTGGTGGTGAGACTTCATATTCAGCGGTAGGTACTACTACAACCAGCTTAAATGTTAGAAAAGGCGCAGGTAATACTTATGCGATAATTACAACATTGCCACAGGGCACAAAAGTAAATATAGTGGCTATAGATAATGCGACATTATGGTATAAAATAACTTATAATGGAGCTTATGGCTATGTATCAAATAAATACATTACTATAGAATCAACAGGTGGTGGAACAACTCCAGATAAAGACACAATTTATGATTTCCCATATGCAGATGAAATGGTTGAAGTAGCAACAACGTATTGGAGAGCTTGTACAGATGAATATGTAAGTGGGAAGGCATTTAGCCAGGGCTTAACTTATAGAAGTAGCGCAACTCCATATTCAGGAAGTTGCGTAGCCACTTTAGACGTTGCAAATTCGCTATTTGAAAAGGTAACAGATAAACAAGGTAATAGTAAGCATTATAAAGCAATTGATTGTAGTAGTCTTTCATTAGCAACTACAAAAGGGCATACTTACAAAGATGGTCCATACGGAAGTAAAGAAAATTTTGCAGCTTATAGACAAGATAGGTTACAAAAGAATAATAGCTACGACTGGACTTTTAATATGGTAAAAGCAGACGGAACATTAGCAAGAGATGCTGCATCTCAAGCCGAATATTTTGATAGAGTAGGATTAGGAATAGTATACTACAGAAATGTAGATACAGGGAAAACTTACGGAAGCATAGGCTCAGCATCAGACAACTTCGCTCAACTAAAAAAAGGGGACTTGATTTTCTACGCTAAAAAGTTAAACGGACAATATAAACAACCAGATCGTTACATGAAAGTGTCTCACGTTTCGATTTGCTACGGAAATGGTGAAAGTTCGGGTAAAAAATCAGTAATAGAAAGCACAAACATTACGACTAAAGTACATACCCTTCCAGATGGGAAAACTACAGTAAATGCTGGAGTAAGGATTGTAACATTAGAAGGAAATTATGGATATACAGATGATATTGTAATGGTAGTTAGACCTCAACCTAGCCACTATAATGGAAATATTCCAGGAGGTGGAACAGAAAGTGGAGGTACTGGCGGAGGTACAACAGGCGATGGAGTAACTGATACAGGTACTACAGAATATACAAATTGTGTTTCAGAACAAGGTACAATAGACGGCAATAAATATGTATATAAATTAAAAACTTGTAAAATAACAGCTTATGGTGGAGACAGTGGAAGTGCTTGTAATATACCATTGAATTTGGGTAAAACTTGCGGTTCGTTCAATTTACCATTCGGAACAAAAATCTACATTCCAAGCCTTAAAGGTAAAAGTATTACAGATGGTAACGGGAAAACAGTAACTTGCGATGGTATATTTACAGTAAATGACACAGGTGTAGGCGGAACAGACTTTGACCTTTACATGAGTACTAAGTCAGATACAAATGCAGAAAGTGTATTTGGAAATACAAGAAGAGAAGATGTTTACATATTAAGTTATGGCAGTGGATATGGTTATGCTTGGTCATACACACAAAGTTATAAATGGGCTTACAATAATGGAACTTTAAGCGCTTATAAAGTGGCTTTCAAGGACTATATCAAATACGGAGGTACGTTAATAAACTTCCTTAAATTCAAAAATGATGATGCAAATATAAGAAGCTCAACTTATTGGAGCATATTAAACAGTTAATAGGAGGTGTTAACTTGATTAAGTATGATTATGAAATAACTGTAAATGGAAATCAAGCAAAATTAAATAAAGACATATATTTATTCAGAGGAAATAAGAATGTACATTATTATTTTGCTGTAAAAAATGCTTCTTTTAATTTTAAAGGAAGTACAGATTTAATAGAAAAAACAAACGCAATAAACGCAGCTGTAACGGTTATAAAACCGAATAATGTAGAAGTAGCAAGTGCAATTGCAAAAGTTGAAAATGGGAAAATACACCTTAAGGTAACAGAAGATCTAATCGATGAAGAAGTAGAAGTCGGAGATTTTGATTTGGTATTTGATTTGTTCGATGATACTGACGGGGCAGTAACAATTCCAAAAGTAATAGGACAATTCCATGTACTAGAAAGACCATGCACAACTCCCATTTCCGAATTGGTAGCAACTAACACAACAAATGAAGTAGACCAGGCTCTAACAGATTATGCTATAACTACTTATGCAGAGCCTGTAGCATCTACTAATGAAGACGGAACTTTTGCTAAAAAAACATGGGTGCCAAAAGAAAAAATTACAACAGCAGAGTTAAACAGAATGGAAGAAGGTATAAGCGATGTTAGTTCGCAATGTAAAGATATTGTGAAAAAAGTAGAGAATGCTGGTCAACCTACTGATACTCAAATTACCAATGCAGTAAATTCATATTTAGAAAATAATCCTATAACATTAGATGATTTATGGACAGACGTTGTTGATGGGGAGATATATGAAGTTCAAACACCGCCTAAACAAATAGATATATCTGTTCAATTTATTCAAGGTAGCACTACAATATATGCTAATACCACATTAGATAGTTTAAAATCAATGCTTATAGTAAATAAAGTATTTGATGATGAGAGTACTGAAAAAACTAATGACTATACATTAAGTGGTATATTGACTGTTGGTACTTCTGTAATTACTGTAACAAGTGGAATTTATACAAAAACATTTAATGTAATTGTATCTGAAAAACCTAAAGCAACATTAACAGGAATAACTGCTGTTTATACTCAAGGAAGTAAGATAATATATCCAAGTACATCATTAGATGATTTAAAAGCTAATTTAGTTGTTACTGCTACTTATAGTAATAATACAAACGCTACTATAACTAATTATAGATTAAGTGGAACGTTATCGGAAGGAACTTCGACAGTTACCGTTACTTATGAAGATAAAACTACTACTTTTGATGTTGTTGTTGTAAAAGAAAGCGGATATGTAACTAAAAATCTAGTTATTAACTACGATTTAACTAAATATGAAGATGGATATACTGGAGACGTTATCGATTCTATTTCAGGAATTACTGCAGAATGTGGGAATTTAAATTCTTATATAACAGGAAGAAATGGTTTTATTGGTGGAAAATTTATGTGTAATTCGCACAAGACATCAAATAGTGATACTTATTTTAAAATACCTTGTTCTTCTTATATATCGAAATACCCTTTTTCAGTAGAAATTTATATGCACATTAGAACTTTTTACAATATGTATGCTAATAATGGAGTGTTAAATTTTGAAAATACATCTCCTTTAAATAACAACTATACTATCTTTAATACAAGAAATACTAAGACAGGGTCTACAAATGGGTACATTGGAAGAATATTGATAAACTCAGATAGTACTAAATATTTTAATTTACAATATAATGCAAATTATGTAAATATATCATCTGAATCATTAGATATACATTATCAAGATATAAATAATTCGGATGATAATACTTATGTTCATCTTATATTCTGTTGTAATGGGGAAAATACAAATAAAATTTATTACAATGGACAACTTGTAGCATCTGGAGCTGGTACAAGTAATGCAACATTGTCAAACGTTGAACAATTTTTACAACTAAGTTCTGGAGATATTAAGCTTGTAAGAATTTATCAATCTTTATTTGAAAATAATGAGGCAATTAGAAATTATAATAATGTAATAGATACAATGGGAGGTAATAACTAATGAAAAAACAAATTAAAAATTTAGCGTTTTATCCTACATCTGTATTTGGTGGTATTTATTACGATGGAACAAATGTAAATTTAAATGATATGATAGAAAATGGAATATTAAATTTAGATTGTATTAAAGCCAATTCTACTAAATTAAAAATATTTAAAGGTTTTTTTGATTATAGTAAATATAGCACATTAAAAACTAATAGTGTTCAAGGTGATTTTTGGATATGGAATGGTGACAGTATAATGGATTTTGATAGTTGTTGGGTTGCATATCCTGGGGATATAATTTATCGTGACGGTGATTATTTTAAAACTATTCATATTCCGCAAACTAATAGTGTAAAACCTAAAGAAAAATATGATGTTTGTATAGTTGGAGCAGGTGCAGGTGGTGTTGGAGCTGGGTATGCGCTTAAAGATGCAGGTTATAGAGTTTGTATTATAGAACGTTTAGACACTTTGGGGGGCACACATTGCAATGCAGGTGTAGGAATGTTAATAGCATCTCCAACTTGTAATTGGTATAAAACACTTGTTCAAGAAGGTTATAATCAAGGAAAAATTTCTTTTTATAATAATAGTTCTACTGATCACAAACCTGCAATGGTTGGCAGTGGTAATGCTTTCGATAAAATGTATAGAGCTAGTCAATTTACAGACCATGGCAAACAAGTTATAAATGGATTTTGTGGTAATCATATAATTATTAATGATACATGGTATTCAAAAAAATATTATGACGATTTATCTCCTAATATTGATATATTTATAAATTGCGAATTACAAGAAACTATATCTAATACGACAGATAAAACCGTTGATTATATAAAAATAAAAAATATTTTAACAGGTAAAGAATTTGATGTGTGTGCAGACTATTATATAGATTGTAGTGGTGATGGTGTATTGTTCACATCAGATAAAAATTTAACTCTTAATACAGATTATTATATAGGCACAGATGGAAAATCGAGATTTAATGAAAGTTGTTATGGTACAGATGATACTCCTAATAAATATGGAATAAATACAGTCGAACCTTGTTATTTTCAAATATTTAGACGATATATAAGTGGATATAAATTCCCTGATTTACCTTCACATAGAAAACAATTTGACGTAATAGTTGCAAAAGCTAATTTTGGTTTTGCAAGTGCTGGAAGTAATAGTAATATAACAACTGTTAGTAATTCATATGGAACTAAAATGTCGTTAGAAAAATTTGTTGAATACCCAAATAGTTGGAATATGGCTGATGGCTATGACAGGGCATTAGATGCATTCTGTAAAGGTGGTTATACGGCATCTAATAGATTTGCAGGAACTAGAAAAATGTTAGCAATAAGAGAAAAATATAGAGTTGCTTGTGAGAAAACAGTAGACCAAACATATCTTACTAAACAAATAACAAGTTCTAATTATACAACTGAACACATTATAGGATTAAGTACTTGGTATGTTGATATACATAATCAATCATATTCATGTGTATCCAATATAGCTAATGGTGTGCCTTATGAAGCATTAATACCTAAATGTTATAAAAATGTACTATGTGGTAGTAGATGTTATGGAGCAAGTCATGTTGCACTTTCTTCTATAAGACTTGTTAAAACAATGCTAGATTTAGGTCATAGTGCAGGTATTGCTATAAAACAATTATTAGATAATAATACTAGAGGAGATGTTAGAACAGTAGATGTTGCACAAGTACAAACAGAAATAGGTATAGCTGACGTTATAACAGAACTTGAAACATATTTTTATGGTGATACTGTAGAATTTGCTACAGCTACAAATTAGTTCGCAATTTAAAAATATTATGAACTAATTTACCAAGTAAGTAAGATCATAGAGCAGTTAAAAAATGGTATTTAAACCAACTTATAGTATAATAACTGTAAGGGGGTGAAAAAGATGTAAAATGTGAGAATACAAAAAATAAAAACAACTATATAATTAAAAAAACTAAATCTATTTTAAAAAGGACTGTAGCGGTACAGTCCTTTTTTATTTACAGAAAGGAATTTTGCATGAATGATGAATGGTTAAAAGACACACTAAAGAGACACGATGAAAGGCTGCAAAGACATTCTGAAAGAATAGACAAACTAGAAAATACACAGTCTGAAATGGCAGTAAAAATAGAAAATCTATGCAATACTATAGACAAATTAGCAAGCAACTTAAACAAACTAACTTATGCAATTATAACAGCATTGGTTAGTTTTTTCTTTTATGCAATACAAAATAATTTATTTAATTAATAGGAGGTAGTAAGATGAAATTTAATATCAAAGAACAAATAAAAAACAAAAGTTTTTGGTTATCTATAACAGCATTATTAGTGTTAACAGCTCAACAATTTGGATTAGATTTTTTACCTAATAACTTCCAAGATTTTGTTAATTCAGTTTTAACTATACTAGTAGGTATGGGTATAATTACAGATTTTAAAACAGACGGATTTGGAGAATAAGAATAGATATAAATACTTTATAAGATAACTGTAAGGTGCTTAGGAGGTCGATAAGAAGGTCGATTTTTTAAGTACCTTTTATTTTTAGAAAAGGAAGTGTTATTATGAGTAAAAAATATTTAGTAGCTATAGATGCAGGACATGGCATGCATACAGAAGGTAAACAATCAGTACCAATGTCAAAAAAATTATACATAGATGGTGAATTAGTCAGAAAAAAAGGAAAGATCATAAAAGAAAATGAATGGAATAGAGGTGTGAGTGAATACTTATCAGCTGCACTAAAAAGATGTGGTATAGATACAATGTTTACAGCAGATATGACTGGAAAAACTGATATACCACTTAATTCTAGAGCAAATACTGCAAATAAAAAAGGTGCAGATATATTAATTTCAAATCACTATAATGCAATAGGAAGCTGTGCTAAATGGCAAACTCGAGTTAAAGGGTTATTAGTATTAAGAACTAAAAATTGTTCTGAAAAATCAATAAAATTAGGTAAATTAGCAGTTAAGCATCTTGAAAAGGACATAGACTATGAATATAGCTACGGTTTAATGCGAGATGTAGATATGAGTGGATTTACATTAGCTATTTTACGTCAAACTACTATGCCAGCAATATTAATCGAGTATGGTTTTATGGATTATTGGAATGAAGCAAAACTTATGCTTGATAAAAAACATCAAGAAAAATGTGCTGAAGCAGTTTGTAAGGCAGTATGTGAATACTTCGGAATAACTTATACAGAAAAGCAAGAAGCTAATAAAACTAAATACGTTAGAATATTAAAAGATATAAACATACATAGCAAACCAGATTTTGATGCTGCTAATGTAATAGGTAAAGTTACTGCTGGTGGAGCTTATACAATTGCAGAAAAAGTTAAAAGAACTGGAACAGATATGTATAAACTAAAATCAGGAGCATATATAACAGCATCACCAAAATATGTAGAAGTGTTTGAAAAATAATTATCAGTCGCGTCCGATAACGTTCGATAAAAATAGCTAGAAGGTGTTAGCCCTCTAGCTATTTATTATTTCTTTTCTATTGTTATTTTTCTACGCTTCTTTTGTCATATCCTTGGTAGAAATAATATTTTCTTTCTCCATAACTATAATGTATCTCTTCTGTTTCTTCTGGAAGATCTACAATCTTGCAAAGTTTTTTATAATCTTTTTCTTTGAAGTCCTTTCCTATACAACCAAGTGCATTGGTATAATTATTATTTCTTAGAATTTCGAAAAATTGTTCCTTGCTGAATTTTTTATTAAACTCTTGACCTAGTCTGTACCATTTATTCATTTCTTTTCCCCTTTTCTATTATTATTTTATCACTATCAAAAGTAGCTGTTATTTCTCTATTTTCTGAATCAATACCCATTTCTTTAATCCATGCTACTGGAAGAGTTAACTTGTAAGACAATGCATTTTTACTTGCATTGCCTCCAGCTTTACAACAACTTACTTTTAAATTTCTTTGTTCCATGTTATTTCTCCTTTACTCTGATTCAACACAATCGAAATATCTAAACATTTCAGTTGCTTTTTCTTTATTTTCTTCACTTTCTTTTACAAATCTTAATAAACCCCCTACAAAATAATCGAAATCTCTCCAACCGTCTTCATCATGGTAACAATGTAAAAATATATGTTTTTTAGTTTCGTCTAAATAAAATCTTACTTCATATATATTTTTTCCTACGTCTGCTGAATGATGTGTAATTTCTTTTGTGAAGTTATTTTCTAGATATTTATATATATCCCATTTATTAACTTCGTTAAAGAATTTTTTTCTATCTATTATTGTCATTTTCTTTTCCCCTTCCTTTTTACTCTCTTGAGCTAAGAAAGATAAACATAAACCTAATTGAGTTCTATAATCTACATCGCCATATTTTTCAACCATTCCTCTTGTCATTTCATGAGCTTTTTTCATTAAATTCTTTTTCATCTTTCTTAACCCCTTTCTTATTATTTATTATACTTATATAATATACTATTGGTTACCAATAGTCAAGTAAATTTGAAAAGTTTTTTCTAAAATTTGTATAAATATTCCAGATATAGTTGATACTCTAATAAAGGAGGTGTCGGCCATGAAAAAAATAGCATTGGAAATAACAGGGCGCATTGCATATCTAGGAATTGGAGTAGCAAGTGCTATATTAATAATGATGTAATGGTAGGCCAAGGGATTATCCCTTAGCCTATTATAATTTACTAGCTTTGTACTGATAGTTAACCTTTTTATAAAAAATGATAAAAAGCTTGTCCACGTATATTTTTGAATTTATATGATATTAAAATTAAACTGGATAAATGAAAAATTAAAATATAAAAAAATGCTATACCCAAAATACGAAATATATAATAAATAAATATAAGTAAAATATAAAAAATCTAAAAAAAGTGTATAAAAATTTTTAAACTGGAAATAATATAAGTATAATAAATAAGAATTAAATATAAATATATCCCTGATACTTTAGTTATTTTTAATATAAAATTCAAACGGGAAAAAATAACTAAAAATAAAAGATGGGGGAGTTTGCGCGGCGGGGCCAATAAATAAAAAGAAATTGGCGCTGCTTTTTATTTATTTAAACCACTCGATTGTACAAGCCTAACTCTAGCGATATCAACAAAAAATAGTGTGAAGCACAAAAAACACACTTCACATAATCAATCACATAGTTAATCAAATAAATTTCACAAAGTAGTCAAATATGTGAACCGTATTGCATATATATTAAATATAAAAAGAAAAAGGGGGAAAATAATATGCAAGAACGAGATTTAAAAATTTTAAGTTTTTTAACTATGTGTAGAATATGTACTAGAAAACAAGTACAGGAATTATTATTTCCAGATGTACATGAAAATATACCACTTAGAAGATTAAAAAAATTAACTGATGAAGGTTATATAAATAGAAAGATGTTTAATGTAGAAGGTACTAAGAATATGTACGTATATTATCTAGATAAACAACCAAAAAAGAAATTGATAACGCATGATCTTTATATAACTAATTTTCTTATAAAAATTATAAAGAATAATTATGAAATTATAGAATTTAAAAAAAGTCCGCAAATAGGGAACATTATCCCAGATGCATATCTAAAAATAAAAAAAGAAAATAAAGTAAAAAGAATATTATTAGAAGTACAAATAAGTCCAAATGATTGTTTAAAAAAATACAAAGACATTAAGAATATAGTAATAGATAATACAAATTGGCCTGTTATGCCTATTCTATATGTAGTAAATAATCAAGGGTTAGATAAGAAACTAAAAAACATAAAAGTAATATATGATAATTGTAAAATAGAAAAGGTGGGTGATATATTTGATTAATCTATTAGTAGATAGTATATTTAATGCTGCTAAAGCAATAGAGAATATAGTATTTAAAAAGAAGTATAATTGGGATAAATTATTTTATGAACTTGGTTTATGTAATAGAAGTGGAGAATATCCTATACTACATCATCAATATAAAGATAATAATTTTTATTTCACTATTCCGACAGGCCTTTCAGTAAATGACTTTATGAAATATAAAATAGAGATAGCAACTTTTCTAAAAGTAAATTCAGATAAATTAAAAATAGAGTATAAAAATACATTAATATTAATTCATATAAATAACAATGATGAAAAATATAATTATAATGATTTTTGCTTTGACGATAAAAAGGGAGTTCCAGTTGGAATCGATTTAGATACACATAACATTGTTTACTGGTATTATAAATCAGCAAATGAATGTCACCTATTAATTGCAGGGGCGACAGGTTCAGGCAAATCAGTTTGTTTAGATGTAATTGTAAATAATTTAATAAAGAGAAAAAATATAGATTTGTATATTCAAGATACAAAATTAATAGATCTGTATCAATATAAAAATAAATGTAAGTATTATGGTGAAGGTAAAGATGGTATAGAGGATATTATGGAAGAGTTAATAGAAGAAATGAATAGAAGATATAAAACTTTAAGAAGAAATAAAGATAGAAGATATAAAGATATATTCTTAATAATAGAAGAGTTAGCGAGTTTTAATCCAAAGGTAGATAAGGAATTTTATAGATTACTAGGAGAGTTATTAGCAAAAGGTAGAGCAGCAAGCATTTATGTTATACTGACAACACAAACACCTTATGCTGAAATATTACCGGGAGCATTAAAATCTAATATTAATACGAAAATTGGATTAAAAGCAAATACAAAAGAAGCATCGAAGATAATATCAGGAGATTATGAAGCTTTAATGAATCTTAGGGGAAAAGGACATGGAAAGATTTTTACAGGAAATAGTGTAAGAGAGATACAATGCTTTAATATAAAAGAAGCATCTACTGCTGCAACAGTAAATGCTCCAGATAGTAATAAGGCCAACAGAACCGAAAAAACTATCTAATAATATTATAATAGTATACAGAAAGAAGTACAAATAATTTTTAATGTACTTCTTTCTATTTTAGTGCTTGTACTAAATAACATTAACCAGGTGGTGATAGCAACTTAGTACAAGTAAATGTGTAAAAAAAATTATAAAAATTTAATGTCAATATTATAATTTCCATCAATAGTTATAACATCGATAAAAGAGGACCAAAATCTTTTACGTTCAGTTGCATCTAAATTATAATATATAGTTTCTATATTATCTAATATAGAAAGTACCTTATCGGCATCTTTAGGGGCTACTTTTGTAACTTCTTTACTTTCTATTTCTTTTAAAGCCTGAGTAAATATAGCATAATCTTTTTTATAATCTTCTAATGAAATTAAGTCATTTAGATATAATTCTCTTAATTTATCTATTTTCTTTTGAATTTTTGATTTATTTTGAGAAACATCAATAGAGTTTGTTTTTTTTGAAGAAACGTCAAAAGAATACAGATAATTTTTATATTCTTCAACTATACAACTCAAAAGCATTTTTTCAAGTTTTTTTTCATTTATAGATTTTTTCTGATCACAATCTTTATAGATACTGTATCTATTACATCTATATGTCTTTATTACATTTTTACCACTTCTATTACTATAATGCCCAACAATTTTATAACCACAGTGTGAGCATCGTAAAAGGCCACTAAAAATATAAGTTTCCTTTCTATTATTAGATGTATATTGTTTATTATTTTTTAATATCCTTTGAACATTATTAAATTGTTCTAAAGAAATAATTGGTTCACAGTAATTTTCTTTATAATAGTTTTTAGATTTATAAGTTCCAGTATAAATTACATTTTTTAACAATTTACTAAAACTTCTAAGGCTTGTAGGCTGATTATAAACAGTATTTATTTGAATAAAAGCAGCACGAGCCGACATTAATTCTTCAACTAAATCGAAACTTTTTTTTACAACCCAAGCAGTATTTTCATCAATTGCTAACTTTTTATCTACAATTTTATAACCCTTTGGAACACTACCAGATATAACTTCATTCCTTTCAATCTTGTATCTAAATATGTCTTTTATACGTTCAGATGTTTTATCCAGTTCTCTTTCGGCTAAAGATAATTTTAAGTTAAATGTAAATTTACCATCTGCAGTTGAAGTGTCTATATCATCTTCAAAGATTGCCTTCATACAGACATTATTATTTTTAAATTTTTCATCTAATAAATTAGCATCTATTATATTTCTGCTTAATCTATCTAATTTTGTAAAAAGAACTATATCGAATTTATCAAGATCTGATAATAGATTTTGTAATCCTTGTCTTTTTGTGTTTTTAGCGGTTAAACCTTCATCAATATAAAATTTATATATTTTATAATTATTTCTTTTACAATATTGCTTCAAATCTTCTTTTTGTGCTTCTATAGATAATCCATGAAGCTTTTGTTCTTCATGAGATACTCTACAATAGCAAGCAGCTTTTTTAACTATTGTTTCCATTATGATTACCCCTTTGCTAAATGTTATAGTATATAAATATTTTAAACAATAAATTTTGGATTTACTCATAAAATATAATTTTTTTAAAAAAATTTTTTAATAAGTTACTTTTTAGTTATAAATAAATAAGCAGATTTCTATCATATAAAAACGCCAATTTTGGGGAGACTAAAATGAACGAAAGGAAAAAGGATATGATAGAAATTAAAATACGTGAAATGCGAGATAAAAAAAGAATATCTTTAAGAACATTAAGTAGAAAAACAAAGATAAGTATAGGGGCATTAAATAATTATGAAAATAATAAAACAAGTCCAACATTAGATAATATTGAAGAAATAGCAAAAGCACTTAATTGCAAAATAAATGATTTATTTGAGTCAGAATTCAAGTAAATAAAAAAAGTGTTCACATATATGAACACTTTGGGAAAATTGTAGAAAAAGAGAGAAAATATAACTACAATCAAACTATATAAAATAAAACAAAAATTCAAAGTTGCACGATTAAAAAAAAAGATTTAAAATTATAATTATATCGAACATATGTTCTAAGTAAATTTAAATAGGGGGATTTAGAATGGATAAAAAGGTAGATAAAAAAGAAAATAATTATAAAAAAGAAAAAGATTTATATACAGAAACAATAATAAAAATGATGAAAAATATGAATGAAATTGAAAAGAAGAGAATATATAAATTTGTATCATATGTTTATAATAAAAAATAAGTCCAGGAAGCTGGACTTATTTTTTTATTCCGATTCTTTTTTTATTTCTAGAAATCTATCAATTATTTTTTCTAGTGTTTCTAATTCATCTTCGCTCAAAGAAGCAAAAGTTTTAAATAAGTTTTTATGAAAATTATTCTCCCCTGTCATTATATACTCAATCTTTCTTAAATAATCCTCATCATCTTTATCATTAGAAAACATTTCACCTTCACCAGTTGTAAGCCATATATAATCGACTTTAAATTCACTACAAGTTAATCTTATACTTGCTTCTTTTAAGTTATATTTTCCGTTTTCAATATCACTTACAGTATTTGCTTTTAAACCTATTTTTTCACCAAAATCCTTTTGAGTCATTTTTAAAGTTTTTCTTAAATATTTTAATCTTTCACCTTCATTCATGATATCACCTCTATATTAATAATATCGGAATACGAAAAAAAAATCAATAATTTTATTGACAAATATCGGAAATTGAAATAATATATAAGTATAAAATCGAAATGCGATAAAAAAGGGGGATAAAAAGATGAAAAACGAAAAAGAAAAAATAGAAAAAATAGCTGAAAAATTCATGTCATTAGACGAAAAATCAAAACAATTTGTCGCTGGATATATGTCAGCTAGAATTGAAGCAGCCGAGGAAATAAAAAAGCTTAAAGAAGAAATTAAGGCAATAAAGGCGAGTTAATCTCGCCTAAGGGGGAATACGAGTGAAAACTAAAAATGAACCTAGAGTAACATTTGTGAATGAACTTGACATAAATAAATTGATAAAAGGCTTAGAAAGTATATTAGGTAAAAAATACGATGTAGACATAAAAATAACGGTTACAAGGAAAAATCAGAGAGAGGAGGTTTAAAGATATGAAAAAGGTCGTAGAGTTTACATTTCAAGAAGCATCTGATTTAGAGTGTATTCTTTATATGCAAATAGAACAAATAGAAAAAGATATTAGAAGATATGAAGAAAAAATAAATAATACTTCTAAAGTTTACATAAAAGCAAGCTATAAAGATATGATTGACAAATCAAAAGAAAATAAAAAGCTTATAGAAAATCTATTGAGAAAAGTAAAAGAAGCTAAAATAACAAATTAGGGGGAAAAGATGATGAAACACCTAGAAGATTTGACAGTTAAAGAATTAAGACAAGCAGCAAAAGAACTAAATATAAAAGGAAGAAGCAAAATGAATAAGGCAGAATTAATTGAAGCCTTAAAGACAAGAGAACCAAAGAAAGAAAAAACAGAAGAAAAGACTAATCAAGAAGCTAATCAAAACACAGATCATAAAGTAGTAAGAAAAATAGTACAAAATAAAAATACAGATTCTAAAGGACTAATCAGAATATGGCACGATGTAGTGAGAACATTACCACCAGGAACACCAGTAACAGTTAAGATGTTTTCAGATGAAGATGTAATAAAAACATTTACTGGAAAACTTAAAGAAGGTAATAGAAAAAGAGATGATGGATTGCCAGATGTTTTTATAAAAATAAGAGCTAAAAAACCTTTCAATATACAACTTTACGATAACATTCAAGTATTTATGACAGAAAAAGATTATCAGAAAGCACGATATGGTGAGTAATTTTTATACTCTGAAATAAATTCTGAGTATTAAAGAGAAGGGGGAAAGATAAAAAATGGTAGTTTATTTCAAAGATGAGGAAACAATGGTTATAGAAACAGAAGGCAACAAAGTAGAAATCAAAATAAAAGATAAAAATCAAGATAAAAACTTGAAATTAGAGTTTGAAAAATAGCTAGAAAAATTAAAGTAAAATCAAGTCGAGAGTTGCACCAATCACGGTGTTTATCGACTTGATAATACTATTAACATTAGAACATATAACTAATAAATTTATTTATATTATTTATGATGTATGGGGGAAGTAAAAATGTCATATGTACAAAAGACAATAATATCTGGGAAGGTAGTAGAGGTTATCAAAAAATATGATAGAAGACACTCCCCAGGTAAACATACTAAATTTAATAAAAGTGATATTAGAGGACCAAAAGAAAATAAAACTACTGAACAACAAGAAAAAGTGAATTATAGACAAAAAGAATTAAAACTTACTAGACTATTAAATTGTAACTTTCAAGGTGGAGATTATCATATAGTTTTTTCTTATAAAGAAGATCTTAGACCAAATAGCATAGAAGAGTTAAAAGATGATAAAAAGAAGTTGCTAAGAAAAGTAAGAACTGAATATAAAAAACAAGGAAAAGAACTTAAATATATAGCAGTAGCGGAAGTAGGAAAAAGAAAAGCATTACATTTCCATTTTGTTGTTAATCAAATTGATACGAGTATATTCCAAAAATGTTGGACAAAAGGATTTATAAAAATAAGTCTATTAGATAATTCAGGACAATATAAAGATTTAGCGGCTTATTTATTAAAATATACTAAAACAAATAAAGAAGAAGCTAAACAACTTAATGGTGCTGCATGGAACAGTAGTAAAAATTTAGACAAGCCAGTTGTAAAAGTAAAAGTAATAACAAGAAGTCAATTTTTTAAAGAAGAAGTAACACAATCAAAAGAATATAAAGAGTATTACTTAGAAAAAGATAGTGTTTATACAGGCTTTAATGAGTTTACTGGTTATAAATTTTTTAAATACACACTAATTAGATTGAATTGATAGGGGGAATTGAGTTGAGTAAATATAGTAAAACATATTATCTAAGAGAAAAAAGAGAAGATTCCGAACAAATGCAAATTATAAATTACTGTAATAGTATGAGCGCATATATACCAGAATATGAAATGATTTATCATATACCGAATGAAGGTAAAAGAAAAAATGGGGCTAAGCTAAAAAGAATTGGATTAAGAAAAGGTGTGCCAGATTTGTGTATGCCAGTACCTCGAATGGGATTTCATGGCCTATACATAGAACTTAAAAAAGATAGTACTAAAAAGGCAAGTAAAGAGCAACAGGAATGGCTATTTAAGTTAGAACAGCAAGGATATGCAACATCACTTTGTTATGGAGCTAATGAAGCAATTAATCTTATAACTGCTTATATGGATTCTGATTATGAGACATTCAAAGATAATTATAGAAATGCGAAAGGTGAAAAAAGATACTAATAGGGGGAATAAACAATGATAATAGATAAATTCATTGTACATATGCTGGATATAAATTTAGACAAACCGATGTTAGCTGACTTTATAGGAAAAGATTATTCAGATGTAGATAAGTTTTTAAAGAAGCTTATAACAAAATGCCAAAAACATGATGAAACAATGAGGGCAAAATGGAAATATGCTGAAGAGTTTATACAAGATTGTTGTAAAAATATTTTTGAAGATGAAAATAATTTTACAAATGCGAGTAAACAAATAGCAGCACATTATTATGACTTAATGAAGAATAACAATATATTAGAACCTGTAACACTTGTTATATGTCAATATACAGTAAATGCAACTCAAAATATAGCAATTATGAGATTAGAAAATAAAAAAACATATAGTACAACAGTAGATCTTATAGAAGATAAATTTAATATAAATATAATTGAAAATAAGAAAACCATTTCAACTGCATTAAAACAATGTGCATTAATACATGAGGATAATTTAATGTCACTATATGACTTAGTAATATTGGATAAAGAATCAAGTGAGGAATCAATATTTAAAGACTTTTTAAAGGCTGAAATAATAAGAGACGATACATATAAAACTAGAGTATTCATAGATATAGCACAAATGTATATTGATGTAGGATTTAAAAAGATGGATAAAAAAGAAGCTGCTATAAAGACACTGGAATGTATGCTTGATACAACGAGTAACATGGATATAAATAAGTTTATAGATTTAAGTGGTATAGATGCAGATATAAAAAAGACATTAGAAAAATACGATATCTATGACAGTTTTAATATAGATAAAAAAGTAGTAGAAAAAGAGTTTAAAGTAAGATCAATAAAAACGGATACTGGATTTGTTATAAAAAATAAATTTAATGCATTTAGAGATAGTAGTAAATACAGAATTGTAAATAATCCAGATGGAACGACGGATTTATTGATAAAAAATATTCAGTATTTTAAGGAGGGGTAGATATGAGTAATTTACAGGTGATTTATAACCAAGAGGTTTTAGGACAAGATTTTAAAATTTATGGAACAAAAGAAGAACCATTATTCTTAGCTAAAGATGTAGCTAACTGGATAGAACACAAAAACATAACTCATATGATGAATACAGTAGATGAGGATGAAAAGCTGACTTACACAATATGTAACTCAGGTCAAGGTAGAGAAATGTGGTTCTTAACAGAAGATGGTTTATATGAAGTATTAATGCAAAGTAGAAAGCCAATAGCAAAACAATTCAAGAAAAAAGTAAAAGAAATACTAAAACAAATAAGAAAGACTGGAGGATATATACCAGTAGCAGAAGATGAAGATGATGCAACTATAATGGCAAGGGCTTTATTAGTAGCACAAAAGACAATAGATAATAAAAATAAGGAATTAGAAGCTAAGACAAAAGAATTAGAAGATAAAAATAGATTCATAAATCAAATAGCAGAATCAAGAAATTCATTATTAGTAAGAGAGGTAGCTAAAATAATTTCTAAATCCGATAGTAATATCCTAATAGGTGAGAAAAGATTGTATGAGAAGCTTAGAGAGTGGGGATGGGTACATTATAAAGGAACAGAACCAAAACAATATGCATTAGATAGAGGATACTTAGAGGTAAAAGAAGGGACAGTTACAAATCAATCAGGTACATTTACATACTATACAACAAAAGTAACAGGAAAAGGACAAAAACGAATACTTGAAAAATTGTTAAAAGAACAATCAGAAAAAAATAAACAGTTAAAAATAGACATTTAACTTAAAAGACCTTCTAATTTAGATATTTACAAGATTAGAAGGCCATAAAAGGGGGAGTAAAAATGTATGAAGCTGTAAAAGAAATTACAAATGATTTAATTAAAAAGAAATACATAAAAAGCGAAAAAGATATAGCTTTACATGTAGATTCAAAACTAGATCAGTATTGTTTTAGATTTAGCAATCCAATACAAAGAGAAAACTTAAAACAAAGCATAATAGAAAATGCATTGAAAGGCCGTTTGGAGGTGAAAAAGCCTAAGGTTGTTAGAAATAGAAAAAAATCAAGACGAGAAGGAAGAAGTTTTATAGTAGTTGATTTTTGTAAAAAAGGTAAAATTCATTCTTACAATTCTTTAGCAGAAGGGTGTAGAGAATTAAAATTGGACCAAAGTAGAGTAGGAGATTTTCTAAGAGGAGAGAATTACTACTATTTACCTAGAAAAAGAAAATGGATTATCAATACAGATATGGAGGAAAATGAAGTGATAATAGAAAACTTAGAGGAAATAGTGGAAAATGCACGAGAGTTATATGAAGTAGAAAATAAATGTGAATATACAGGAAAAATGAACATGAGAGAAGCTATTGATATGGCAATAAAAATAACAGAAGAAAGAATAAAAAATGAATATAGATTTTAAGGAGAATTAAGATGATTAAATACATATGTGATAAATGTGGGAAAGAAGTAAAAAGAATAGAACTTAGACAAATAAAAGTTTTAGATGCTGATGGAAATATAAAAAAAGCAGGTATACATTGGTGTGAAGATTGTGTATCTAAAATAAATGAAATGAATAGGGTTTCTTTTCCTATTTTAGATACATCAGGAATAGCATTTGAAGTAGAACTAGATAAATTAAAAGAAGAAACAGAAGAACTATTAGGCGCTGCAATTAAATATAAAACAAATGAAATTGTAACAATAGACAATGTAATAGAAGAAAGTTACGATGTGATACAAGTAGTTGTAAATATTATTGATAGATTAGGACTTATGGATTATATGCAAGAAGGCTTAGAAAAGCATATTGAAAAACTAAAAGGTAGAGGATGGGAGTTTAAAGAGGTGAGTAAAAAATGAAATTAATTTTATTTTTAGGAATTTCACTAATATTTAGTGCTGGTTTTGTAGCAGGAGCAACATGGAATTACATACATACTGTTAATAGACAAGTAGAACGTATAGACAGATATTTAGAAGAAGAAACAAGAAAATTTAAAGAAAAAGGGGGGAATAGATAATGAATAGTGTAGTATTGGTGGGTAGATTAACAAAGGACCCAGAACTAAGATATATACCAGGAACAGGAACTGCAGTTGCAACATTTACAATGGCAATAAATAGAGATTACAAGAAAAAAGATGGAAAAGTAGAAACAGACTTCATACCTGTACAAGTTATAGGAAAAGCAGCTGAATTTTGTGCAAATTATATAACAAAAGGTAGATTAGTAGCAATTCAAGGAAGCATAAGAGTAGATAGATATGAAACACAAACAGGAGAAAATAGAACATTTACAAAGGTAAGTGCAAGAAATATAAAACCTTTGGACTATGTGAAGAAAGACAATAGCAATTCAGATACAAATCCAAGTTTTGAACCTGCAGAAGGATTAGATCCAAACGGATTTACAGCCATAGATGATGAAGAGATACCCTTTTAATTTTGACAGTACCGAGATAATGACATTTAGAGATAAACAAAATAATATAAGGCATTTAATAGGTAAAGAAGAAGATTATAGTAGTAAAAAACAATTCTATAATTACTTAGTAGGAAACAATATTCAATGTAATTTTGAACAAATAGAGGAAAAATATATAAGATATTATCCTATATTACCAAAGAAAGCAGAAGAAGCTTATAAAATAACAGAAGGTGAAGGGTACACCTTCTGTAAACCTACTAGAGGAGCATTTAAAGTATATGTACTTGAAATTAGGTGAATAAGTTGGAATTTAAATGTGGCAATATGACATCATTTGGCTGTAAACGTATGGATGGAGTAAAAGAATTAATAATGATGGAAATAAAAGAAGAAATAGAAGATATAAAAGAAAAGAACGAAGTAAGAAGACCAGAATTAATAGCAATGATACAACAAGAGAAAATGTGTACAAATGCTTGCTGTTACGGATGCGAAAAATCTAATTTATGTGTTTATAGATGTAATAGAGTAGATTGGCCAGATGAAGAAAGAAAAATTAATTATAACGATGAAGAATTGAGACAAGAAAAGTTACTTGGTATTAAATGTTACAACTGTGCAAAAGAAATCAATCAAGAAGGACATAAAGCAAATATTCGAAGTGATGAAGCTGATTGTGTATGGTTATGTGATGATTGTTTTCATAAAGCATGCGGAGACCAAAGTAAATTTAAAGATCTAGAAAAAGAAAGACTAAAATACAAATTTGAACAAAAAGAAATAAAAACAATCAAGTATGAGCAACTAAGTTTTATATAGGAGGATATAAAGAAATTGAATACAGAAGAAAAAAACAAGTTAGCAGAAGAAAATTTAGGATTAGTTTATTTAGTTGTAAACAAAGAATTTACTTATGAAAAAACTACAGAAAGCGATAGAGAAAACTACATAGAAGAAGGTATGATTGGGTTAGCAAAAGCTATTAATACATTTAATCCAAGTAAAGGTGCTAAATTTAGTACATATGCTTATACATGCATAAAATTTGAAATAAATAGCTATGCAAGAAAGCAAAACAATCATAAAAGAAAAATAAACTATGTTTGTAAAAATTCAATAGATGAATATATAAAAGGAGATGAAGGGGGTAAAATATTAACTCACAAAAATATTTTAATGGATACGAAAGATGCTTATTCTTCTATTAGTAAATAGAGATGAAATATTAAATATACTTGGAAAGATGAAGATAAAAAATATAAAGTATATCGCTTTAAAACGTGCAGAAGGTTATACGTATGAAAAAATAGGTAATAAAATTGGAGTTAGTAAAGAAACAATACGAGCAAGATTGAATAAAGCTAAAAAAGAATTAATCGAATTAGGAATAACAGCATAAGGGAGGATAGTATGGAAGAAAAATACATATATAAATGTGAATATTGCGGGAAAGTTTACGACTGCAGAAAGCAAAAACATTATACGATTGACATTCCTGGAGAAAAGTTTTTAAAACAAACTTGCAGTTTAGAATGTGCAGAAAAGTATAAAGATAGATTAATAGAGGAAGCAGAAAAAAGATGCTTAAATCTAAGACAAAATACTAAAATTGTTGAATACAAGGAGGAAATATGAACAAAGAAGAAATGGAAAGTAGTGCTGCAATGATATGCACAGTATTAAAAGGACTATTAGAAGAAACTGGATTATACATAGCTGTTGATAAAAAGACAAAAGAATTTGTTTTTATAGAAAGAGAAAGCTGGGACAAAGGAAATGGCAAAGGTAGAACAGCTAGAGTATCTATGGAGCAAATAAATGTAAAAGAATAGGGGAGAAAAATGGATAAAAAAGAAAATACAATAAAATACTTCATGAAGGCATCAGAAAATGAGGAATTATTTACAACTATCGCAATGGAAGAATGTGCAGAATTAATTCAAGCAATAAGCAAAGCAAAACGAGGCAAATTGGATGCTGACAACATGGCAGAGGAAATAGCTGATGTACTAATAGGAATTGAATGGCTTAAAGAATTATATGATATTGATGCTTTAGAAGTACAAAAGTGGATAGCATATAAACAAAACAGAATCGCAAAAAAACTGGAAAATAGGGGGTAAGTATATGGCAGAGCAATACAGAAAATTAGGTGATAAAGATGAAATGTAAATACTTTAAAAAAGAAACTGGCGATAAATACTGCAGCAACTATTTAGGACCACAAATAGTAGGAGCATATGGAGAAGGAACGATTATAAAACATAACTGTAAAGATAAATGCAAGTATATTGATTGTAAGAAACTTGAAGAATTACAAGGATTAAAAAGGGGATGATTAATTGATATTAGCAAGATACAAAGAATTAGTCGAACTGGCTAAGAAATACATAGAAAAGGGATATAGCACATTGGAAGCAATTAAATTAGCTGAAAAGGAATTGGAGGGACTATATGAATAAAAGAATAAAGATAAAAAAGGGCATCTGGCATAAAGAATGTGATTGTAGATGTGATAACTTTATAAGAATTTTAAGAGGAAGTGCATTATTAGTTTTTAATTGCAAGAACTGCAATTTAAGACCAGAGAGGGTAAGAAATGTAATATTGACTATGTTAGATGAAGATGAAGAAATACAAGAGTATACATATAGAGAAGAAGCTATAAAGACAATGTATAAAGAGAGAGTAGTAAATCCGATTATTAATGCTATGAAAAATCATAATTATAGAAAAATAATATTACCAATATATGTACCAGGAGTAAAAATAAAAGATATAGATGCTGAATTTATAAAAAGACAAATTGAAGCTAAAGGATTAGAGATAATTAAATTTGAGTTATTTCAAATAGAATATAGATACACATATAACATGGTTGTAGAAATAAAAAGAAAAGATGTTACTATATATGATCATCATAAGCAAAATAATATAATTTATTTGATAGGAGAAAGATAAAAAATGAGAGAAATTAAATTCAGAGGGTATGACAGATTCAATCAAAGATGGGTTTATGGTTATGGATTACATCAATCAATTTTTATAGATGGTTCATCTAATGCATACGTAACAGCGGGTATTAGAGAAGTATTTATTGTAGATAAGGAAAGTGCTGGACAATATACAGGTATAAAGGACTATGAAGGCAAAGAAATATATGAAGGAGATATAGTAGAAAAAGAAATTATGGAATCAATATTTGACAATTCAAAACTTATAGGTGTTGTAAAAATTATAGAGGGTTGCTGGTGTGTTGTTAATGATAAAAAGAAGGTAGCTAAAAATCTATGGAGTGAAACAGATGTTAATCGTGTTATAGGAAATGTGTACGAGAATAAAAACTTATTGGAGGTAAAATAGATGCCATATAAAGCAAAGATTGTAGAAAATAAAAATCACAAATATAACGTGTATGTCAATGTTGATGGCACAGAAATGCCAGTAGCACGTACTATAGATGATGAACTACCTATATTTGACATTGTTGAATGGGACACTATAGATGATGCAGTTGAGTATATAAATAGCAAAGAAGGAAAATTAGAGTTATTGGAGGGGAAATAATGGAAGAAAGAAAAGAATCAATAAAAAAAGCATTACTAACAATAAAAAAAGAATGTAGTAGATATGATGAATGCGAAGATGGACAATGCATAGTATTGGAATTACTGCCTAGTCTTGATATATGTCCGTTATACCATAATAGTCCAGAAGATTGGGAGATAGAAGAACATGAATAGAGCAATAGCAGATGCAATAATCATATTTGTTATAAGTTTGTTAGCTGAAAAGGAATTGGAGGGATAATAATGGAAGATAAAAAAGTAACATTTGAAACTATTATAAATGAATGTATAGAGATATATAAAAAGAAAAATTCTGATTATGGAAATAGTGCTACAAAGACATATGAACAATTCGGAGATATTTCATATGCAACTAGAATAAATGACAAGATCAATCGAATAAATTCATTGATAATTACTAATAAACAAGAAATAAAAGATGAATCTATAGATGATACAATAATGGATTTAGCAAATTATGCAATACTATGGTTAGTAGATAGAAAAAATAATAAATAAAATATAATTAATTTGGGGGAAATATTATGACAGAAAAGAATGGTAAAGGGGATAAACAGTTTAAAAAAGCCGAACGAAAATTATATGATTATAAAGGATTAAAAGCAGATGTTGAGTGCCTGGAATATGAATTACTAATCCTAAAAGATGAATACAATGGCTGTAAAGCTATTACATATACATCAGAAACAACAGGTGTGACAAATAACATAACAGACACAGTATATGAAGAGTTAATAAGAAAAGAAAAAGATATACTGGATAAAACAAAAAAGATTAATAAAAAGAAAATACAAATAAAAAAAGTTGAAGCTGCAATCAGTCTATTAGATGAGACAGAAAAGAAAATTGTAGAAGCTAGATATTTTAGCAATGATAGAAGAAAAAACAATTGGAATCATATAGCTAAATTAACTGGTTACTGCGATAGACAGTGTGTAAACATAAGAGATAATTTAATAGAAAAAATAAAGAACAGATTATAGGTTCATGAAAAAATTCAGAAGGATTTCAGAATTATTTCAGAAATTTTTCAGAAAACATATGTTACACTTATATTGTAGATAAATATTTGAAAACCCCAGACTCATGAATGATGTTTTAAAAAGACTGATGTATATAAACTTTATGCATCAGTTTTTTTATGTTTAAAGGAGTTGAAACAAATGGGTAGATATATAGATATAAATAAAGTATTAGAAGCAACTATTGAAGTACCTCAGAAGTATTGGGATATGGAAGAACTCATGAGAGAGAAACCTAATTTCGATAAGTCTGTAGGATCTAAGAAAATATATGAAAGAAAAGAATATGCTATATACAGAGTAAAGAGAGGATATATAGTACATAATACCAAGAAACATTTTGAGGAAGGACATACACATATACATAACTATAATAAAGCTAAGAGCATAATAGATTTAGCTGTAAGAAAAAAGATGCCTAATACACCAAGGAAATGGGAGATAGAATGCTTATTAAGAATAGTTAAAGATGAAAAATATAAAAAAAATTAAGAAGCTTATTATTAGAATTAAAATAAATGTTGCGAATATTAATATAAGCAGATACTCTTTAATTAAGATTAATAACTAAAGGAGTGAGTTTATGGGAAATATAAAAAGATTATTAGTAGTATTATTAGTATGTATGATATCTATTGGATGTGTTGCTTGTAGTGGAACAACATCAGAAGACAGCAAGGTTAACCTAGAAGATATGACAGGTTCAGAGAAAGTTGATTACTTTATAACAAAAGGAAGAAATGATTATGAAGCTGTAAAGAATGATGATAAGTTAACTGACTTAGGGGTACAATATATAAAAGATATTGGTGAATATGTAGATAACAAGAGCCAGTTTGATAGTAATGACAACATGGAAGATATAATGACAAAAGGTAGCTTTCTAGAACAGTATGGAAAAGATAAAATGAAAATGTTTAAAACATCAGGACAAGAAGATAGTAACGGATATAAAACGGCTAAAGAAGTTAACTCTTTAGGAATGAATGCAGTGCAAATGGTTAAGTATGTTTATAGAGAAGCTGAAATAAAAGAAGATGACTGTACAAAAGCAAATATAAAACAAGTAAAAGAGAGTCTAGAACAATTACAATAATATATGATATATAAAGGATCTTATTATAATTAATGAGGTCCTTTATTATTTAGAAGGAAAGATAATGAATAAGAAATTGGAAAATAAGATTAATAAAGAACTTATAATACCTAAAATAGAGTTTCAAAAACAAAATAAGGAGATAACTAAGTGGATAGAAAAGTTAGTTCAAGAAAACAAGATTATATTATTCTATCACAGTGCCAAATGGAAAAAAATGAGGAATGTGGTACTTCATGCTTATCATAACGAATGTGTATTATGTAAGTTAGATGGGAAAATAACAACACATGATAATAGATTAAAGAATGGAGATTACAGAGGATTGCAAATACATCATATGAAGGAAATAGAATTAAATCCAGAGCATGGGCTTGAACCAATCATTACAGATTTAATTACAGGGAAGAAGATAGTTAATCTAATTCCCTTATGTAATTATCATCATAATATGATACACGGAAAAGAAAATAATATATTGAAAGTAAAAGAACAGTTAAATAAAGAACGATGGTAAAATAAATTAGTTTATGAGACATGGGGGAATTAACATGAATAAATTAGAAAGGGACTTTATAGAAAAGTTTGATTCTATTCATGGAGATAAATGGGAATATGTAAGTGGATACATAAATAATAAGAGTAATATATTGATTAAGTGTAAAGACTGTAGAGAAATAAGAAGCGTTTCTGCGGATAGAAGCAAAAGAAAAGATGCTAATATACTTTGTAAAAAATGCAATGAAAATAATTTTAAAAAGTCATTTGATAACAAATACATAAATGTATATGAATATATAAGAAGAGAGCACAAAGTAAATGATTTTAATAAGGATACACATATTGTTAAATGTTTAAAATGTGGAAAAATTAATAAATGGAAAGGTTCTACATTATATAATGAAAAGTTTAGTTGTAATCATTTAACAGAAAAACAAATACAACAAAGAAGATTAGAGAATGAAATAAATAACACTATACTTGAATTAAGAAAAGAAATAAAAGATATAGAGAATAGGAATGATTTATTTAAAAAAGAATTAAATAAAATAAAAGAATGTGTATATTGTGGAATCGTATTCTATGCTAAAGATTATAATTGGTATTGCAGTGATATATGTAAAGCTATTATGAAGAAAGAAAAACAAAAGATACATAAAAGACTAAGAGAAGCTAAAGCTAAAGAAAATGGGAAGATAGAGTGGAACATATCATTAGAAAAGTTAACACAAAGGGATAAAGGAGTATGTAAGATATGCGGAAGAGAAGTAGATATCAATGACTATTATTATAGTGATGAAGGGTATTTTATAGCTGGTAATAATTATCCAAGTATTGATCATATAATTCCATTAGCTAAAGGTGGAACTCATACATGGAATAATGTTCAGTTAGCTCACAGATATTGTAATAGCATTAAGAGCGACAATATAATAGAACAAGAAGAAAAACAAAAGCTGGTTTTAGAATTTTAATACTTCTATGCAAAATTGATTGTATGGAAGTATTTTTATTTTAAATTATTTAAATCTAATAAAATACCCCCCTAGGGATATATAGGGGGTAAAATTTTTGGGGGACTAATCAA